AAAACTCTTATGCCCGCGGGTATGAAGATGGAATGGCGGCACAAGCTGAAGTAGACATTGCATTAGATGAAATGGTGGTTAAAAATGAAGCTATATAACGTACCTAGAAATAGCACGATCGTGCTTAAAGATGGGCTGGAGCTAAATTTTCACCACGTTGACGGCATGTACAGTGTGTGTACAGATGATGAGGGGAATGTGTACCACATTGCCGCAACTGAAGAAGTAGAAGTTAAAGAAGAGTTTACATAAATGACTTTGGAAAACCAACACTATCAGCCTAAAGCCCCTGTGATTAGGGCTCTATTAAAAGCTTTCCCGGATGGCTTGAGTGTGCATGAAATCTGTTTAAAAACAGGCATTTCTTCAAGATGCGTTTACCCAACATTAAAAAAAATGCCAGATTGCTATATAGATAGATGGGCGGCGGGGAAATTTCGTGTGCCACCCGCAGCTATCTGGTGCGTTGTAGAAGTCCCTGAAAACTGCCCTAAACCAAGGAAACAAAAGGAATGAATATGAAAATCAATGCCACATTTCAAGACGAAGAAGAGGCCATCAAAGCTATCCACTCAGGGTATGCTTGGCAAACTCTGCATGAGATAAACGAAATACTGCGCCAACATAGAAAACACGACTTACCTTTTGAGCAAGTCGTGTCCAAAATCCAAGCGTCTGTTCAAGACGCATTGGCTATGATCTACCCGGATTAAACAGTCTCTTCTTCTTCTGCAACCAACAGCCACTCGCAAGTGTCTTCGTTCAACCAGTACCAAGCATCGTGCTCTTGGTCATACCAGCAATAGCACTCATACTCTTCATCGTACTCGTAGTCTTCGTCTTCGGAGAAGCAATCAACAAACGCGTCAAACTCATCATCAGAAAAGTCCTCGTCAAACTCTTCCACTTCACCAACAAACATAACAAACTTAAACATAAAAAACTCCTAAAGGTTGATAACTTGTCCACGAAATTCCACCTGAGTATCGCTCCACTTGTGAACTAACTCAGGCCACAAAAGCTTACCACCCTTGAATGTCAAGACAGCAAACCCCGACCTGTGGTTTAATGGGTTGCCTTCTCCGTAGTCAAATTGTGGACCATACGTCTCCGCAAGGGTTCCGGTGTCTACACCATAACGATTGCCCGTGTAATCAGCAAATGGAGTTACTTTAAGGCTATGCAAATGGCCTGTAACAATGCTTATGCCAGCGTTTACGGTATTGTTATGGGCAGCATGAACGCCGCTTTTGTAACGGTGTTTAATAACGCAATCAGGAGTAGGCCAAACAGACCATGCAAACTCCCAGGCTGGCAAATGGTCTTCTAATTTAAACCCATGCACCTCCCGATACTGCGGGGCTTGTACTGCTAATTTGTTAGCAAAGCGGGTATCGTGATTGCCCCATGTGAACAACAGTTTACAGTTGTGTCTAGCGGCTTTGGCTGTTTCTTCTATCTCACCGAGATGCGCCTGAACCGCTTTTAACTCTTCTATAACTGAAGGGGTCTTGGACCAGCCCAATGGATCATGTCTACTGATAGATGCACCATCAAATGCGTCACCGTTACTGATTACGGCATGGGGCTTCAACTCTTTAATAGCCCATAACAGCCCTTTGTAGGCAGTGGTGTATTCACCGGGCCAAAAATGCGCGTCAGAGAAAACAATGATGGTTTGGTCAAGTACGCCAAGCTCTACACGATTGATGGATGTTTTGGTAGGCTGCAAGCTGGAATACAAATTTGTATTGGGATGTGTAGTAACCAAAGGTTGGTTGCTATCTTCTTCAATTCTGCGCCGTCTACGGTACACAGCCCTCTTGTTGATTTTTAAAAAATCAGCAACTTTTTCAGCCGATCCTAATCTATTCCAAATTTCTAAAAATTCATTACGAGACACTGCTGCTACCATAAAGCCTCCGCAAAGTTGCGCGGAATCTAACACATATCTATGGCATCATTATTGACATGCTCTACACGCGCTAACCAACCTTTCAAAAACTTTTGCTGAGATGCATTTTTTTCTGCAAGTCCACGATAAAAATCTTCTTTTTGTTTAGCAAAGTTAGCCAGTAAAGTCTTCGTCAATGTTTTGGCAACTGCTGCCAATGTGCTGGGTCCAATCGCACCGTCATCAATAGCCCCTACAGCCCGCTGAAGGAACTTGGTAGCCCTACCAATACCAGCGTTCACAGCAAAATCAAACACGGCGTAATCAACGCCTTTGGGCAAATCATCACCTCGGACCTTGTCCCAATACATTTGCTTGTAGAATGGCTTGACTGTATCTTTTGTCAGGGCTTTCATTTCGCCCGAATTTATAGGGCGACCAAGATATGCGCTCCATGCGCCGATGGTGACCCCTAAATTGGTTTCACCACCAGCGTCATCTTTGTCCCAAACATAGCCACCTTCTGATTGCATTACCTTATCAAAAGATGGGTCAAAATTGGTTTTCATTTAGAAGCTACGCCGTTGATTTTTTCAGCAGTACGCATACCGCCTAATCCCAACATGCCCAACAGAAGCGGCATCATGGTTCCCATGTCCATAGCAGGAAATTTTACAGGGTGACCATACATAGCACTACCCCACTCAGCCAATGGGCCAACAACAAACTGAATGGCAAAGCCCATGCCGCATACCCAACCAATGCCGGGTCTCCAACCAGATACAAACACTGAAGGATTGGCGGCCTCTGCTTTGTTGATGTCCAACTGTCCAGCAATAATTGACAGTTCGCCAGATTGTTGCAGTTTGAACAGTTCTAGTTTGGCAGCAGCAGCCTGTGCGGGATCAGGCCATAGCCTATCCATAACTTTGCCACCAATGTCTAACAATGCGGATACGGGATCAAGTGCCATTTTCATCTTTCTCTATGTGAGAGCCTACTTTGAGGCCAGAAAGCCAACCAATAAGTCCACCGATGATGGTTTGGAAAGCGGGGGAAATAATTTCAAAGATAGCTTTGTTGTCTACTTCTTTGACAAATAAACCGTGAATAAGCGCACCAATAAGAGACAACACGACAATGCATAAAGTGGCAGTGACCATGTAAGTCACAACAGAAACCAATTTATCTTTATCACTCATTTTTTTGCCCTTTCATACAACTGCTCAACCCTTGAGCGAATCTTCATGCTGTCAGCGTTGCCAAGTATGTTGCCAAGGTTGGAGTAAATCAGCGTTAACTGTTCCTTGGTACATGCTGGCCCTGACTCTAATAACCAATCCCAGATCTTATTTGCGCGTTCTTTGGGATCATGCGTACTGTACGCAATGTTTAAGAATTCCGATACGCTGCATTCAGGCTTAATCGTTGCGCCGTATACCAGCGACAACAGAAACAGTGGAATAAGCCAGCGCACTCACTTGTCTACTTTTTCATTAAGCCGGTCAAACAGACGTTCTAATGTGGCATCTATTTTGTCAAAGCGGTTTTCAATGTCTGCCTTGCTGACGTAGTTTTTAGGCAAATCAATTTCAATGGCTTTCAAGTCATCTTTGAGCTTCTTAACTGAATCCCAAATTTCTTTACACCACCATCCAACGGCAACCAAAACAGCGCCGCCGATAAAGTTGAACATTGCTTGAAATTCCATGATTACCTCTATTAGCGATTAGTCATTGTGTGCCGAGGAGGCGGTATGGCGTTAGGTGGATTAACAAGACCGCGACCATATCCTACTTTGCCAGCATATTCTAATTGCTTACCAAGTTGTTTTAACTGCTCTTGAGTTTCGCCAAGAGGCTTGCTATAAGTCAAGCCTTGATATGCTATTTGAGCAGGAACACTAGCACCAGCTAACAATGAACCGCCAAGCAAACCTAAATCAGACCAATCACCAGTTTCTTTACCAGTTTTGTAAGCATGCATTGCACCCAATGCTCCAAGTGATATGCCAGCAAGTTTAGCCAATGCACCCAATGATGCATACCCTTTTTCAGCAATAGATTTAGCGGCAGGAGTAGTGGCATTTGCCATTTTCTCAGACCAATAAGCATGTGCTTTGGTTACATCTTCTGGAGTGGGTTTGTAGTCAAAATTGCCTTTTTCATTGAGGGCATGACTTGTTCCCAAAGCCTCATTCCAAAAATTAAGTAAATTTTGTTTAGGTTCTGGAAAGCCGCCTTTAGATGTGCCAGCAGTTTTAATTTTCTTGCCAGCTTCGTTGTAAACATCTTCAGGATAAGTGCCGTAACTTAGCTTTACGCCTTCAGGCAAAGTGTTTTCAAAGTGTCGAAGTAAATTTTTAGCTTCTTCAGGAGTTTGCCCATATTGCATATGTTGCAAAACACTACGTTGTTCGCTTGTAAATGCTTTTTTATCAGCATCACTAAACAACGGCATTTTTGCTTTTTTCTCCTCTGCTGCTTTGGCTGCTGCTGCTTCTTCTGCGCTTGGTTCTACAGGATTGACAGGCGCGCTTTCAGGAGAAACCGCAGCACTAGGCGCTAATGTTGACCCAGATGGAAACATGGATGGCTTGTTAATAACTTCTGCCGTAGGAGGAGCCCAAGGCGCTTTTGCTGGCGCAGCTTCAAGTGTGGCCGGTGTAGGGGCAGGTGTGATTCCTGCCGTTACATTGCGGGTAGATGTAGCCGATGGTGCTACCCCTACTAAACGCGCTTGGGCTTCTTCAAGAGTTAGATTGCGGCTAGGTGCAGCAGCAGGGGTAGTAGCAGGAGTAGCAGTAGCACCAAATGCAGGTTCGTTAACAATTGAAGTTTGATCTGCCAAGCTTCGCAGCCTGTTCATCATTTCTTCTTGGGTCAAGGGCGAAGTTTGGGCAGTAGATGCAGACCAAGCGGGCTCATCAAGTCGTTGAGCGCCAAACATGGGAGGTTCACGGCGTTCGACTCCCGCAGCAGGTGTGCCGTTGTTCATTTTGTCGCGCAAGGTTTTCCAACCGGTAACAGCGCCAGCAACAGCAGCTCCACCAGCACCTACGGCAGCAGGGAATTGCAACCATTCAGGGATTAAAGGTTGTTCTTGTTTTGTCTCTGCTGCGGGTTGTTTTGTCGCAACAGCTTTTTTTTCTTGAACGGGTTGAGCAACAGGGCTAGGTGTCGCTTTTGGCATTGCTGGAGGTTCTAACGCACCAGCTACACCATTAGGCATGTCCACCTTAATTGGCGACTCTGTTTTGGCAGAAGTTGTAGAACCGCCTAACTCGGCGTTAATTTCATCATCTGAGTAGCCAGCAGCTTTGGCTTCTGCAATAAATTTTTCTTTATTGAACGCCATCATTAACCCCCATTATTTTTTTTAATGTCGGAAAGCGCCGGTTTGTTTTTGGCAGGAGGAGCAACGCCGCCTTTGTTTTGGACTATTTCTTGTGTGGCTGGAATAGAAACGGATATTCCGGGTCGAACGCGAGACGAATCCAAAGTTTTTTGAATTTTTTCTGAATAAATGTCTTGCAAAGCACGGTACTCAGGAGTTTTAGTAAATTGTGCTTCTAATTCTTGCGGGGCAGGATACATGCCTGTTTTAGCATATTGCTCCATTGCTTTTGCTTTAAAATTTTGAAACTCATCCATCACCCGCTTGTTGTATTCAATTTGATGTGTTTGGGCTTCCCATTGAGCTACTTTGTCTTCAATGTTAAAGCCGCTAGGCAATGAAGTAAAAGCAGGGCGACCATGTTTTGCCAAAACATCAGCTTGCTCATTCATAATTTCTTGAGAAGACTTTAAAGCATCTAATAATTTGGCAGCATTGACATCAGTTAATTGACCAAGTGCTTGTCTTTTCAGAATTGATTCTCTTGCTTGCTGAATGTTGTTAGAGTTTTCTTTTGCAGAATTGGTAGTGCTTTGATTTTGTTCTAATTGTGCAAATGATTTAGTTTCACCTTTGTCGTTAACAATGCCGCCTTTGCCATCAAATTTCCACATCCCACCCAAACCTAAAGAACTTTGGGCTTCTTTGCTAATTGATTCACCAGTACGAACACCTTCACCTTTTTGCCAATTTTTCAATATGCTTGTGCCAGCACTGGAAGAAGCGCCATTACCCACACTTTGCGTAACAATGCCAGTTACATCATTAAAAATATCAGCGGGAACATCTTTAATGTTGGCTAAGTTTTCTTTAATTCGTTTGGCTTTATCGTTAGCAGATGCAGAAAATTGTGACCATGCATTTGCCGCTTCTGTGTCTTTAGCAAAAGCTTGGGTATACAAGTCTTGAGACTTCACTTTATTTTTGGCTGCAATGGTATCTGCATAATTTCCATATGAAATTTTGCGATCCGCAACATCTTGCATGCCTAATTGATTATTGTTCTTATCAGTAACGCTAATGATTTGACCCAATGCGTTAATGGTTTTTGTATATGCGTTACCTTCTGCGTCCCATACTATGGTACTAGTAGGATCACCGCCAGTCAGCATGTTGGATGCACCTTGCTTATCCCCAAGTAGCCAACGCACTAATGCAGTGCCATATTGAGGATGGTCTTTTACTGTTTCAAAAGTTTTTTGAGCAGCAATGCGTCCTTCAGGCGTGTTTACATCACCAGCCTTAACAATTGGGGCAACAATTGTGGACATGGTTTGATCCCCGTTAGCCACAACGGTTCCTGCATTTAATGCAGTTTTTCCAAGTTCACTATCTGGATTTTTTGCAGCAATGCTTAACAAACCTTTAGCATCACGATTGTTGGCGGCATCGTTATAAGCTTGAACATCTTCAGGCGCAGGTTGGTCAGCGGGGCGATCTAAGGAGATGGCGGTGGTAAAAAATCCCATGATGTTTCCTTATGCGAAAGCAGTGGCATATTTAGCCAATTTGTCCCGTATGCCGGGGCCACTCATGTATTCATTCTCCGGAGGCACAACTCCTCCCATGATAGGCGCAGGAGGTGGAATCATTGTGTTGGAAGCAAATTGCTGTTGCTCGTTCGCAGTAGTCATAGGCGTTGATTGGCTTACGTTGTTCAGCATAGCCCGGCCTTCTGGATGAGGATTGGCGCTATTTACAGATCCTCTATTTTCAGAAGGTACGGTAATTGGAGGTGCAGTCATTGAAGGAGAAACACTCTCCGAAACAGAACCGCCAATAGGAGCAATAGGCGGCTTATATGCGCCCAATTGTCCATTATTAATGCCAATACCTTTACTGTTTAACCAGCCTTCTAATCCACTTTTAGACGCTCCAATTGCCAAAAGCGCCCTACCCAAATCCATGCCTGAACCAGAGGCAGCATTTTCTTGCCCCAAGTAATTAAGACCAAGACCCCCAAAAGCACTAGTTGCCATATATCACCTCACAATTTAAAACCAGAACTCTTGCTTGCACCCGTCTGAGTCGTGCCTTGAGTTCCAGTGTAATTTGGCATTGTGGATGCTTGTGGCGTACCAAATACAACCGAAGCATACTTCTGATAAATGTCTTGCGGTACACCAGCGTAGCTTACTTGAGCGCCAGCAGCTTGGTTAGCAGCAGTAAGACCTGCACCGCCAATTTGTGCCAGTTGTTGGGCAGCAGCAGCTTTATTGGCTTGTACCTGAGCTTGTGCGCCAGCAGCAGCAGTAGCTTGTCGTTGTGCTTGCAAGCCAGCAAGGTTTT